GGTTGATGTAGATCGGCCACGCTCGAAGATGAACCCGGCTCATGAAATCTCGAACATCCCAGTACTGGGTATGCTCGCGGTGTTTCACGATCCGGTCGAGGTTGGCGGTCACTAGGCGCGAGTATCCGGTAATCAACCCGTCGAGTTGAGCCAGAGCGGTCGATCCAGTAACGCCCGGGACCCATGGCAGAAGCCGGTTCCGGGTCGTCATGTTGACCATATCGCGCCAGTCGTACGCCATCTGATTAGTCCTTCTTTAGGATGCGAGCCTGCTTTTCTTTCTCGACCTTTTCCGTCTCGCGCTTGTCGGCCTCGCGCTCGACCAGGTCTCGCTTCTCCATCCGGTTCTCGGTCTTCGGCGGCGGGGCCTGATGGATCGCGGGCGGGTTGACCTCGCCAACGATCTTGCAGTGAGCGCCGCCGCATCCGGGGCAACTGATTTTCTCGACGCTGAACATGGTCGTCTCGAACTCCTTCCGGCAATTCCCGCACCGCACCAGAACGGGACTCACCCGCTCGATCTTATGCTCCTGGCCGCGCACGTCGTCGGCCTCGACCTCCAGCTCGGTCCCCGCCTTGATCGAGTCTCCCGCGATGGTCTGAACGTGAACGGCTCCGCCCTGATGGCTCCGGACGACCTTCTGCTTGAGTAGAACGTGCGGGGCTCGCACGATAACCTTGGTTCCCATTTCTCCCTCCTCTTTTTGTATGGGTGGGGAGCCCGTGCCCCCCACCCGCCTTGGTTACGTGTTGACGTCAGTCAGCGGCTCGACCAGCGGCTCCGAGATCGTGATGAAGGTGTAGGGAAGCCACACGCTCGCGCCCGCTCCAGCGGTGTACTTGACGCGCACGGTGTCCCGGAACTCGCCCATGGTGAGCTCGCGCCGGTTCCACCAGTCCATGATGTTGACCGCCTCCTGTTCCGTGAACTGATCGAACGCGCCGCCTTCGATGTTGGCCAGAGTCACGTTGGAGAACACGCAGTATTTCATGCGATACCAGATGTTCTTCGCGGCCAGGTTGGCCCAAGCGGCGTCGTAAAACGCGCACGCGGATACAGCGGTGTCGTAGTGCACGCGGATCGCGTTGACCGCGCTGGTATCGTAGTCGCCATCGATCACGATCCAGTAAGGAGTCCCGGCGGTGAGGTCCACGCCGGTCTCGAACAGGAACTCGTACTCCGCAATGGCGGTGGCGATGTCGGCGGTCTCGACGCCCCGAGAGGAGCCGAGCCCGACCTGGGTAGCCGCGCCGCCCGGAACATAGACCGGAGCGCCAGCGGCTTCGGGGGTGATCGAGACGTGCACGCAGGGCGGAGTTCCGCCGGCGGCCTTCGCCGGGGTCCCGAGCCGGGACAACCGGAGGTGAACGCTGTAAATCGTGCACGAGATCGCCGGGGTGAATGGAATGGCCAGCCCGAGATTAGACGCGGCCCCGTCACGGAGTAATTCACTCCCGTCGTTGGTTCCGTCATACAGGTTTTGGTTGGCGAGCCACGCCGGGGCAAGCGAGTCCTGGAGCACGGCGTCAAGGGTCTCGCCACCGGCGCCGCCGATGTCGCTGATGGGCATGGTGTGAAGGACCTGGATACCGCGAACGGCTCGCAGTCCGGACACCGGCTTACCGCCGAGAACGTCGCCAGCGTTAACGGGAACCTGGCCGGTCACAGCGGCGGTGGCCTGGTAAAAGGCCATCGGGGCGAGAAACCCCGTGGCCGCGAAATCACCGACTCTGGTACGTCCCATGAGTCACCTCCTCGCCGCCCGGGTTACGGGCGGACTCCATCAACGTAAATGAACGCGGCGGGATGCTTGACAGCGACGTCAACATAGGTCTCGACCTTGATCCCCATGATGTTATATTTCCAGTAGGAGTCGGCCTGGGTGTTGACGCTGATGTTCAGACCGCCCCAGTATCCGATGATGAGGTTGTCCCAGTTGCCGAAGACGATGTAGGAGCAGTTCACGCTCGCGCCCTTCACGAGGTTGATCGGAATGGCGTTGGTGTAGAGCGCGGACATTCCGTCGAGAGTGGGAGGAGTGCGCGGGTTGGTCCCGAGCTCGTCGCGCCAGCGGAAGAACTCGCCGGTCCCAACGCCAGCTCCGGAGTCCGTTCGGAGACCCTTGAGGGTGTTCTTGGTCCGGCTGTGGAAGGTCCATCCCATCCGATCGCCGGGGTCGTTGCTTAAATCGAACGTGTACTCGATCCCGTTGATGTCGGCCGCCACCGGGGTAGCGCCAGCGCCGATGTCTCCCACCAGGGTATAGGTTCCGACGCCGGGGGTGTTGATGATACCGAGGGGCTGTACGCCGCCCGTGCCCTGAAGAGCCGCGAGGTCGATGGCCCGGCCGACGACGGCGGTGAGGTCCTCCTGCACCTTTTGCTCGATACTCGGGTTAGCCTGCATGACCAGCAAGTTCGACATCGGGGTGATCGCGGCCACGCAGTTCGGTTGCATCGAGACGCGCTCGAACTCGGGATCGGACTCGGTCTTGAGATGGGTTTCCTCTACCCAGTACGCAGTCGCGGAGTTGATCTGTCGGGGGAACGTTACCGGCGATCCAGTGAGGCCGCGCCAGACGTCCGCGCCCAACTGCTCGCAGACCATGCGGTTCCGAAGCAGGTCAACGAACTGGTCGGGTAGGTACTCGGGCGGGACGAACGCGCCACCGGCTCCGACGGTCGTGGTGTTCAGGGTTCGCACCTGGCCGTCGGGAGCGGTCCAACGCTCGTTGACGATCTCTTCCTCGTACTTGGCTTCCTTCCAGTCCTTCGTGGCCAGGGCTCGAATAATCTTGCCCATGGACACGGGGCGGTTGCCGTAGGCGTTTTTCTCTTCGGGATCGACGCCGCCACGGCCGGTCGGAACGTCCGAGCGGTCCTTGATCTTCTTCTCGGCGTCATCGAGCCGAGCTTTGAGTTTGGCGTTCTCCTCGCGGATGGCGCTGTTCTCCATTCCGATGGTCTCGACCATCTCGCGGATTCCGTCGGCGTCGAGGTTCTTCTTGCAGTGCGGGCAATCGCCCCGGAACTTCTCGACGTCACCACCACAGTAAGGGCATTTCTTCATTGGTTTAGTTCTCCTTGATTTTCAGGATTTCCGGCCAGGCTCGGGACCAGTCGGGACCGGCAACGGTTTTCGGAGCGGCCGCGTCAGCGGCTCTCTGACCATCGTCGGCCTTGTCATCGGCCTGGTTATCTCTCTCGGCGATCCGAGTAACGAGTTCGAGAATGTCGTCGAGGCGGGCATTGATCTTAGCCAAGGGGTCCTCGACCAGGTCCTCGCCATCCTCGCCGCGATCCAACATCGAGCGGGCCGCGCCGTTGCCGTCGTCAGCCGCGCGGGCCAGAGCCGCCGGGTCCGCGCCGATGGCCACGAGGGAGAGTTCGCGCTGATGGTATCCGGTGATCACGCCATAGAGCTTGGCCCTCTCCTCAGGGGAGACCTTGATTCGCTCGGCGCGAAGAATCTTGTCCACCTGCTTTGGGTCGGAGACCACGTCGTTCGGATCTACGAGGAACCCGATGCTCACGGCCCGCATGTGACCGTCGCGGTAAAGGCTCCAGTAGTCCTCGGCCAGATCCGTCTTGGCGAACTCGACCGTCTGGTACATGCCCTCGGGCGCGAACTCCGTCTCGACCACGCTCCCGACCACCACCGGCTCGGCGTTGTCCACGGCCCGAAGGTGATAGGGAGTCACGATCGGGTTGCTCATGAAAGCGGCGAGCCCTTTCGATCCGGCGTCGGAGGTGATGATGTATCCATCACTCGCCAGCCGGGTTGATTGCGCGAGGAACCGCACCGTCCGCCGCTCGTGATCCACACTCCGAACCTGGCACTCGGAGTCTAGTCTGTAACGATAGGTCTTCATTGCGGCCTCCTGACGAAATACATTTCATAGGTATTTGTCCCGTCGATGGGAATGCCCGGATATGTGATATACCGGATCAGGTAGTTTCTCTCGGCCCACGTTGGGGAACCGAGAACCAGTTCGGCCTCGGACCGCTCGATGATGGTGTTTTTCGGATTGACCGTGGTTAACTCGTAAATCAGGTTGCCGGTCGCAACGATCGCGTACATGTCGCCCCAGTAACCTACCGGGAGCGTCTTGTAAAGTTTGGTTCGGTTGCGCTGAACCGGAAGTGCTAGGTTCATGAGGAACGCGCCGAGAGTGGGGTCCTCGTAAATTCTCGTGGTGAAGCGGCCGTTCACGATGTACGATGATATGAGGTGTAGTTGGTAATCAGCCGGTACATGAAGAACCACATTGATCGTGGTGTTCGCCGGGAGAGTGAACCGGACATTGCCGCCGAACGATTCTCCCTCGTGGATCTTGTAATGACCGAGGGTCATCGTTGCATAGGATCCCGTCCACTGACATGTCTGTGGTTGGAAGGTCATGGCTCGACCTCGTACCAGGTCACGTAGAGATAACCGTTGCAGTCACCGGCTCCAGCGCTGTTGTCGAGGAGCCACATGATGTCGGCGCTCTGGGGGTAGATGAACTCGTTCTCCTCGCGTCGGGCGTTGAACCTCGAGTTGGCCGGGAGATACATGGCCCCGAGCGCGGTCCCGTTCGCGGTGATCGTGCTCCCGAAATAGAACTCGGCGGCCGACACAATCAGGCTGGTCCGGTTGCGGTTCGCTTGAAAATGGAGAGTGCCCCAGTCGGGAGCGAGAACGGTCGGGTCCTGGTAGTGCCCGACCAGTAGCGCCGAATCTACCTGGCACTCGACCATGCAGACGTGGGAGACCTTGTCGGCTGGGCACCTCATGATGAAATTATCAGAGTCACCGGCCGCGATGAAAAAATTGTACGTCGCCAAAAAGGCGTGCCCCTCATGAGTCTCAAAGTGACATAGGTCCATCATGGAGAGAGCGCCGGTGTAAATATCAGTCACAGGGTTGAACATGAATAACCTCCTCGCATGTCGAGCCGGGTTCGGTCGGATCGTTGATGTGCTGTGGCCCGACGATCAGCCTGGCCGCCAGCGCGCAAGAACTGGCCAGCGCGGCCAAAATGAAAAACGTGAGTATGCTCCGAACGATTCTCATTGCTCCTCCGAAATCACGGGCAGGGCGACACAGCGGCAATTGATCACCTCGCCCGCGTCGCCTTGCGGGTCATGCGGCCAGCGGCACCCATTCGAGAATGTGTTGCCGAGCTTGACCGGGCCTTGCTCCTCGCATCGGCGATGGCTGTCCCGGACCTCGTTGTCCCCGGCGGTTGACCACTCGATTTCCTCGACGCCGTCCTGTGTCATCTCCTCGACCCGGGCGTTGTCCTGCGCGGACCCGACCTCGGTCCGGGCGATAGTGAGAGCGCGCGAGTCGGCCACATTGAACGCGCCCTTGATGGCGTCCTTGACACCGGCGATGGTGTCCCCGGCCTCGACTGCTTCGGCGATGGCGTTCTGTACGGCGTCGATAATCGTCTCGGACACGGCCATTAGTGACGGCCTCCGGGATGCGATCAACTCGGACACGAACTCCTCATATCCGGTTTCCCAGAGCGGAGCCGTCCGGTCTAACGCCGCGAGGCTGTCGGCCCGCCTCCGCCTGGAGTCGAGTTCACGGCGGGTGGCTCTGATCGCGGCGTCGATGGCTCCCTCATAAGTCGGCCTGGCGTCCGTTAAGAGGGCTTCTCCCCAGCTTTCCACGTCTCCCGGCAAGTCACCTTTCGCGCCTGTCGCATCGGCCCAGTTCAAAATCTCCTTGCGCCGCTCCAGTAACCACCCGCGATAAACTCGACGCCAGCGCGCCCACTGCCGAGGGCGCTGGTTCATGTAGCCCGAGGCCGCCGCGAGTCCATCGGCGCGGGCCGCGCTCTTCGCCGGAGCCGGAGCCGGGGTGAGCTCGGGCTCATCAGTGATCGACGCGGCCAGATCCACCGGAATGTCGCTCGATGGGACTAGCACGAGGTCGTCATGTGGGAACTCGGGCACGCCAAGGTTGAGCCGCTCGTTGACGGTCCGGAACGGAACCCTCATGTCGAATAGCTTCCGGCCTTGGTCGAGCTTCTCGTTCACGTCCTCGCCGAGGTCGGGCACGGAAGAGAAATCGAACACTCCCCAGTATTGTCCGCCCTCGACGTCGGAGAACAGCTCCGACCAGAAAATATCCTCGATGTGGTGTCCAATGGGTACCAACGTAGTCGTCCAGAACCCACGTCGCTCGGCCTTATCGGTGGCGTAGTTGATATCTTCCGTCCGCGAAAGCATGACCTTCGGTACATGCCAGATCATTGCAATCTCTTCGGTCCAGCGCTCCATCTGTTCGAGAGCCTGCGAGTCCTTCGGCGTGCCCGCGATGGTCTTGACCTCATCGACGCCGGTAATCAGCGCCGCCTTGTAAGCGTTATGCGCCCCTTTATGCTCGGCGTTAAAGCCCTGAATCCA